AAAAAAGTGTTTGAGAAGATTCTGGATGCAAAGAAAGATGAAATCTTATATTCACCAGATCATTTGCGATCCAAGCAGTTTAGTGGTGACCGGAAGATCGGAGCGTATTTCCAAGATCCCATTAAGAACGATCGTTTGTTGTCGGAAGATTATTTCTTCTGTCATTTAGCACGAGAGCTTGGTATGAAAGTATGGCTCGCACCATGGATTCCTCTCAATCATCTAGGTTATTACAGTTTCAAAGGAAATTTCCCAGCAGTTGTTAGCGTTGGAGCAGCAACTGCCGATCCAACTAAAGTAGTGAAGGACTAATATGGACGACGTAAAGACTATTGCACCAGCAACCACTATGTATCCCACGGCGACTAAAGATCCAAGTATTCCGAATTACAAATTTAAGGAAGATAAGCTTCTCGACGATTTGCAAGTGTACATCGATGGCACTTACAAAGCACATTATGCCAAGACAGATGAAGAGGTTCAGACTTTTGAACTAATCGCACAAGGACAAAATCTGCGTGGTTTGCATTTTGCCATCGGCAACATTTTGAAGTATGCCGATCGGTACGGTTACAAGGAAGGTCACAATCGAAAAGATCTTGTGAAGATTTTGCATTACGGGTTGATGGCACTATGGGCACATGACGAAGCAATTCGAAAGGGTGTTATTAAAGAATAGTCAATTCCTAGACTATAATCCTATTTCCAATTATAATATAGTCACATTTAAGATTAGGAGTAATAATGAAGTTTAGTAAAGAAACTAGAGACGTATTGGAGAACTTTGCACAATTGCAGAGTTCAATGCTTTTTCATAAAGGGACAAAGCAGAAGACCAATACATTTAGTAAACAGCTTCTAGCAGAAGTAGATTTACCGGAGAACATTCCACAAGACGTTGGAATTTATGATTTAGTTCAGTTTCTAAGTGTATTGTCCATCTTCAAAGATCCAGATGTTGAGTTTGAAGAAAAGAATCTGGTTCTTTCAGAGGGCAAACAGAAGATCGTCTATCGATACTGTGCACCAGAACTGATTAACAAGAACCTAGTGCCATTTGACAAGACCGTCAATCTACCAAGCGTAGATGTGAGTTTTGAACTCAGTAAAGAGACGTTTGCGAAGATTACCAATGCGACCAGAGTGTTGGGCTTGTCGCACATTGCAGTCAACGGTGACGGTGAGAAGATCTTTATTAGATCGTGTAATCCAAAAGATGAGAATTACAGCTTCGCAACGTTCGAGGTTGGAGATACAGATAAGAAGTTCAATCTGTTGATCAACATGGATCATCTCAAGGTCCTTCCACACAATTACAAAGTGAACATGTGTAAGAATTTCATTACTAAATTCATATCACAAGATATGGATTTGATCTACACGTTTGCTGCAGAAAAAGATAGCGTTTACGAAGGCTAAGTGATAAGGATATAGAATGGTTCAAGAGTTCCTTTGGTTCCAGTCATATAGACCGAGGACCATACAAGACTGCATTCTCCCTGAGAATTTGAAGAAGACTTTTGAAGATTTTCTTCGGCAGGGAGATGTACCTAACCTACTCTTGGTCGGTGGGCCAGGAGTAGGTAAGACGACTGTGGCAATGGCATTGCTTGAGCAATTAGGCAATGACTATTACATGATCAACGGATCACTTCGAGGCAACATCGACACATTGAGAAATGAAATTGCAGAGTTTGCATCTTCAATCTCGTTTTCGGGTGGTCGTAAGTTCGTCATTCTAGACGAAGCAGATTACCTAAATCCAAATTCTACACAACCATCGTTGCGTGGGTTTATGGAAGAGTTCTCTGCTAATTGCGGATTCATCTTGACTTGCAATTATGGAAATAGGATTATCGATCCTATTAAGTCTCGGTGCTCAGTAGTTGAATTTCATATCTCTAAGCAAGATAAACTCGAGATCATGAAGAAGTACATTACTCGGTGTACTGAGATCTTGACTCAAGAGAAGATCGACTTTGATGTAAAGGCAGTAGCAGCTTTGGTGAAAGCTAAGTTTCCAGATTTCAGACGAATCATAAACGAGTTGCAGAGGTATTCAGCAACCGGAAAGATTGATGCTGGCATTCTAGCCGGATTGAAAGATGGGATTCTTGAGCCACTTCTACTGTCATTGAAAGACAAACAATTCACTGATATGAGAAAGTGGGTTGGCGAGAACTCAGACATTGATTTTTCAGTGTTTGTCGATCGCTTATATGAAGTGTTAGCAGATAGAATCGAGTCTCGTTGTTTGCCGCAACTTGTATTGACCTTGAACGAATATGATTACAAATCTGCATTCGTTGTGAACAAAGAGCTAAATACGGTGGCAATGCTGACAGAGATCATGTCAGGGGTTCAATTTAAGGAATAACAAATGTTGTGGTTCAGAAGAGAGCAAAAAGAAAAGAAGGCCGCAGAGGAACAGTACAAGAAGAGAGTAGAGACGTTCAAGGCTGATCTAGAGAGGGCATTGAACACAAGAGACGTAACTAAGCTCCCGCCTTGGGAAGAGTTTACAATGTGTGGTGAGTGGAGCGACGTTGCTAAGACAATGGGTCTCCTCTATGAATTACATATTGATTCGCATATCAAGGCGATTGAGATGCATCAAAAGATGCTTGAACTTCATGATAAACTGACTACACCTAAGCCAGAGACTAAGGTTGTCAATATTGACGTGGCTGATATGCCTCCAGCTAAGGCTGAGAAGATTATTAAAAAGATTTCTAAGAAGATCTCTAAACCAATGACTCCAGAACCAATGGAAGAGCCTAGATCAATGCCAGTGGTTGATGTAGTAAAACCGCAAGATCTGAAAGCTGTTTCTAAGAAGAGAACACCAAAGAAGTAACAAGGATTTTAGATTATGAAAATTTATGATAAGAAGACTTTGAACAAGCATCTAAGTGAATTGAAGATTCCTCCAATCTTCGATGAAGTATTGAAAGATGTTCGCAACGTTTGTCCAACTGCTGTCATTGCTGGTGGAGCGTTGCGTGACCTCGATCATGCTGTTGCCTTCAAAGATATCGACATCTTTGTACCAACACAGTCAACTGAACAGGCACTTAAGATATATGAAGACCTAATTATTTCTCTAGGTGCTCCAGATATCAAAGAAGTCAATGACTATTCCATAGTACCAGAATTGATAAAGGTAGCAACTTTTGACTACTATGGAGTGCCTGTTCAAGTTGTCTGCTTCAAGAGTACTGAGACAAATATTAAGAAGTTTACAGTTCAAGTTCTGAAGACTTTTGACTTTGGAATTAATAAAATAGCGTATATTGGCAAGAGTAAGATCCACTACGATCCAGATTATCTCTACGACCGATTGTATCACTATGCGACGCTGAGCAATGTTCGGCAGCCATATCACTTGGTCAAATTGGTTGACAAGTATAAGAGGATGGTTGAGAAGTTAGGACCAATGGCTCTCCAATATAGAAGAAGTGCCTTTAAGGGCGGATTGAAAAAGCGAGCGTAATGTCTAATCTATTTGATTTTCTAAATTCTATTAACATGAAAGGTGACTATATATACAATGAAAAAGTCTCCAAGAAAGAGTACAATCAGTTCATAATCAACAAAGGATTGTCTTATTTCAAGGATACTATCTTGTACGCAAACGAAATGAATCGTTTGAACCCGAGACAAGATAAGATGCACTACGACTTCTATTACTATGGATTACCAAAGCGTAAGAGATTTTCGAAGTGGCATAAGCGCCAAGACGACGAGTTTATGGCGGAGGTTGCAGAGTTTTACAATGTGTCATTTGCGAAGGCAAAGGAAATAATTAGTGTTCTGCCCTCGAACAAAATTGAAGAACTAAAAACAATACTAAATCGAGGTGGTAAAAATGAGTGATACCAAAACATCATTAGTCGAAGAATTTGTGGAAATTAAACTTCCAGATTCCGAGAATTTCTTAAAGGTTAAGGAAACGCTGACCAGAATTGGAGTGGCGTCTAGTCAGTCTAAAGAGCTGTTTCAATCGTGTCATATTCTACACAAGAAGGGTCGATATTTTATCGTACACTTCAAAGAGCTGTTTGAATTAGATGGTAAAGAGTCAAACTTCTCTGATGAAGATAAGGCACGCCGAAACACCATTGCCAATCTATTGGCAGAATGGGGTTTGGTTGATCTAGTCAACACAGATCGAAGCAAGGCACCAGTGGCTCCGTTGTCGAAGATTAAAGTTCTCTCGTTCAAAGAGAAGGATGAGTGGAAGTTGACACCAAAGTATCACGTGGGCAAGAAGAAGCTCGAGGGTGAGAAAGTTGGAGCGTAAGGCAAAAGCCAGAATGACTAGCGACCAGTTTAACGAACTAACTGGTCGTTATTCTTTCTCCCCCGAAGGAAGTCGCTTTATTCCAAATGTGTTACAGATTGAATCATACACCACATACTGGGATAAGAATTTGATCGATGTGAATCTCACTTGTGACGATTTGCCCGATGAATTGATCGGCAAGTGGGTGACCCTAGAAGTGGTCAAACACTCCAAACCGATTGAAGAGGGATGGCAGGCTATGATCGTGTATGCCGATGAACGTGAGTTCATTGCTGACAAAGCCTACCTGATCAAGTACGTCGCAAAATTTGAACTAGACACAGAAATGGAAAAGAATGACACCAGCAACACCGAATCCAGCAGTGATTGAAATCATCGAAAATTTTGAATTCATCGAGCCGACCAACTACGAAAAGGTACTTGAATTTCATCGTACCTACGAAGCGGCTCGGAAGGCACAGCCCGAGCTACCCGATGA